GATTTACCAGACAAAATCATCAAATTACACGAGTTGATGAATAGACCAGTACCAATTAAGAACCATTCTAAAAAACAAAAGGTTTACAAGAAACATAACATCGTGAATTATCTCAAAAAAGTGGCTCCGTTCGAGGATGGTGGACGTTCAACAAGTTATCGTAAGTTAGTTTATACGATGGTTGTTAAAAATGGCATGCCTTATGAGTTGGTTAAGCCATTGGTGGATAAATGGGACGAGTCGACAATTGGTTTCGCAAGTGAAGAGCCATCTGAATATGAACATGCTACACGCGATCCAAGCTAATTATTTGACAACAAGAGATGCATGTGATACATTATAATTGTTCAAAAGGAGGACAGAAAATGCAAACCGTGTATGACGTGGAAGTCTTTAAAAAGATGAATATGGCGGGTTTTATCAATTTTTCAGGTAAGGCGTTTTATGTAGTCAATGCGCCAAATTTACCAGATGAAAAGATTGACAGTGAGTACGGCACTATTTTCATAAACAAATATCCTACCAAGCCAATTTATGACAAATTGAATGGGATAATTGCTTTTAATAATCACAATTATGATGATTTTCTCATTGATGACATTTTACAGCAACGCCCGACAGAATACATCAAAATGAAATCAGACGTTATTGTTTCAGGAAAGCGACCAAGACAGCAGTTTGATTGGTGGTCGTATGATTTAAGTGAAACCTTACCACTTGGCTTTTCCGTTAAGAAGTACGAAGCTATGGCTGGTCTATCCGTTGAGGAGAGTTCTATACCGTTTGATTATGATGGGGAATTTACCAAATCACAGATTATGGAAGTTGTCAAGTATAACAATCAGGACTTGAAAGCTGAACTTGATTTATATAATACCCGAGCAACATATTTTGATGGTAAGGACATTCTTGTTGATGAATATGGTACCGAGAAAATGCACCGATATTCTAATACAACTATTTCAGCTAATTATTTGATGGGTAATGACAAGCTTGATAAATTTAAACCCGATAAACCAAAAATATATGGCGTACCTGAAAAAGTAGATGAGTTTTTAAATAACGCACTAGAAGCAAGCCCTCGAGTTAGTAAGGGAGACACGCCATCCATTCGTCAAAAGCTAAAGGCTAATGAATGGGCTAACGAGGTTACTTCTGCATTCGGGCAAGTATTCACATGGGGTTGGGGTGGTTTGCATTCGGCTACTGGAGAAATTTATTTAACCAAGACAGGCAAACAGCGAGTCAGATATTTTCCAGTAGATGAGACCGATGTACAGCAGTGGGACGTGGCTAGTATGTTTCCCAATATTATCATTCGAGATAGTCTCTTAGGTTCTAAAACAGATAAGTATAAAAAGTTGGTTGATGAACGCTTAGATAATAAGAAAAAAGGTCTGGCTGTTGCTGGTGCCCAAAAGATTGTCGTTAATGCGGTCTATGGTGCTTTACGATTACAGACATCTAAATTATTTAATCCACATAGTGCAATTGCTGTCAATGTCTCTGGTATGGTTGCTTTATATAATTTGGCTAGTCGATTGGCTGATTATGGTACCATTATTCAGACAAACACAGATGGTATTGCATTCAAACCTTTTGCTACTACCACACAATTTGTATTAGATGACCTGCGTACGACTTGGGAAGACGAGTTCAAACTAAAATTAGAAGTGACAAACTTCAATCGCTTCATTCAGCGAGATGTAAACAACTATGTTGCAGTAGATGAACACGACCATATCAAAACTAAAGGTGGTACAGTAGGTCAGTCAGTTCATGTCAATAAACTAGCCAAATCAGGTGCGATAATTATTGACAAGATGGTTCTTAATTACCTCCTTGATAAAACAGATCCAGCTATCACAGCATTAAAAGGCGAATTGAGCGACTTCACGTATACCCTAGTTAGCCAAAAAGGTAAAACTCAAACAGGTAGGACAGTTGATGAAAATGGAAACCCACTTGACAACAAAGTAAATCGTGTCTATGCCAGCTTAAACGGAGTCTCACTATTCAAAGAGCGAGTCAATGGTGCCCTTGCTAAATTTAGTGACGCTCCCGAAAAGATGACAGTTGTAAATGACGACTTGGCTAATTACAATGTTGATGATATTGATTATAGTTTTTATATCGACCTAGCAAACAAGAAAATAAAAGATTGGTTTAAAAATGCTTGACAATGTAACACATTGTGATATAATTAAAGCATATTAAAAAGACAAGGAAGTGTAACAATGACAAAAGCAAATTTCGTATTTCTAAATGCAGATGACAAAAGTATTCAGATGTATTTTGAAGTTGAAAAAGAAATCGTAGAAGTAAAGTGGGGAAATCCTGATTATATCGCTGACCACTTGGCACAATTCGGAGTTAAGAATGCTGATGAATTGAGTGATAAACTAACTAAACTTGGCGCAGTTGAAATTTATGAGTTCTCACGCAAGACCAAAGATGGTAAGCAAATCAGCGGTTGGAGTGTTGACAAGCCATTCCCTGAAGCAAGCAAGCCAGAAAAAGGTATCATTGCTGGTAAGATTGTTGATGTGGTTACTAATGACTTCAAGGTTGCCGTACTGGTTGAATTAAAGGACAAGTCAGTGTTTACCGTAGTTCGTGGATTCTCTGTATACGACCCAAAAAATAAAAAGATGTATCCAATGGCAAACAAGCGCAAGGCATTACTCGCAGCATTTAATATTAAAGACTTCTCCGAATTGAAAAAGGGTGATGATATTACATTTATCCGTCAACAAGCTGGAGAAAACTATTACTATGTGCCAGAATTAGGCTAAACGTGTTATACTTAAACTAGCCCTCATACGGCTGGTTTTTTTATTAAAATTAGATAAGAGAAGATAATCATGAAATTATACGTACTAGCCACAGGTTCATCAGGTAATGCTTCAATTGTTCAGGGTAAACATGAGAATATTGCACTTGACTTTGGCTTATCATACTCAAAGTGGCATAACCTATTAGAAAAAAATAACTTAGAATTGCCACACGAGTATTTCATCACGCACGAACATGGAGACCACTTAAATCAAAGCGGATTAAACAGATTATTTGGCAAGTATAAAGGGTTATATTTTCATACCAATCGAGGAACATTTGAAACCAAAGACTTCACTATTCAAGCATTCTTAGTCCCTCACGACATTGAAAATCATGGGTTTGTGATTGTTGAAAAAGATACTAACGAAAAGCTAGTTTACATCACTGATTGTTCAAGTATGTATCAGACGGTCAAGCATTATCAAGACCTATTGTCTAACGCAGACATTTACGCACTTGAAGCAAACTATGATGAGCAATATATCGAAAACCCTGACATTCTCGACCAAATGAATTATAAATATAACGTTTTTAGAGGCATGATGAGACACACAAGCAAACAAGAGAGTCTGAAAACTTTTGCAATGCTAAAAAAGCCAAGTAGTAAATTCATACCGCTACACCAATCAAGTAGATTTTATAACTATTAAATTGAGGTAATACCAATATGGGACAAATTAAAAAAAAGCTATTCGCTGGAGATAGTTTCCAATCAAGCCAAGTACCAAGCGAAATTTTAGATTTATTTCTTGGCTTTTTACAGACTAGTAATGTGACGACCGAACAATATTTTGATGTTGATGATACTACTGGTGAACGTATTCTAAACCGTGAGAAGATAACTACCAAACAACAAGATTTGAAAGCAAGTCTGTCATTCTTTGAGCGTGTTTATCCGCAATACTTCGACCCAATCACACAGGAAAAGTTAGAACAGTTGAAATTAGCTAGTTCTGATAGTACCGCAGATGATATTAAGAAAAAGGCTCGTGAAATATTTGAAGATGCGGAGAATTGAGTATGTACTGGTATTATGAATATTTAAAGTTATATCGAGATGGAAAACCAATGTCACAATGGGTAATTAAAGCATTAGATCGAGTACCCTATTATCTATCACATTATAACTACAATGAGCGATACCCCAAGCGCTTAATATCTTTCATGGAAAACAGCCTCTATTTACAAAAAGGCGATACCGGTTCAAAGATGAAACTCGAAATTGAACAAAAATTCTGGATCGAGTTATTAGGTTTTGAGTATGACGATGGGCGACCGGTCATTACTGATTTGGGTTTAATAATTGGAGCTGGTTCTGGTAAGTCAACATTTATGGCTGGTCTAGCTTTGGCTGTTATGATAGTAGATAGTCACCGAGGGCAAGATGTTTTAGTCATGAGTAACTCTGTTAACCAATCACAGAACACGTTTAGAACGGCAACTGATATGGTTAGTGATGATAGAAGCCCGTTATATGACTTTAAAAAAATGGACTTAATTCAGCCAATTCAAGGTAAAATCCGCTGGACTCCTACCAATAGTCAAATTGAAATCAAGGCAATGGATAACAAAACCGCTGATGGTGTCAATGTTCGTATGGCCATTTTTGATGAATTTCATAGCTACACAACCAACGTTATCGAAAACATTAGAAAGAGTTCGGCTCCAAAACGCAAGGGGACTGGATTTGCCACGGTTTATATTTCAACTAATGGCGTAACTCGTGATAGTGTTTTTGATAGTTATTTTAAACGTTGGGAGAGAATACTTGATGGCGAAATCGAAGATTATAGTACATTCCCAATGATTTACCAATTAGACGATTTACAAGAGAGCACAGATATTACAATGTACGAAAAAGCCATGCCATTTGTTAAGTCAATTAGTGATCCACAAATTACCTATGAAAACTTTATGAAAACAAAAGGCAATCCAGTAGCACAAGCTGAGTTTTTAGCTAAGTCGTTTAATATTCCACAAAGCCAATACAACTCATTATTCACAACCCAAGAGTTAGAACGAGCAATCGCACCTCACGACTTTTATTTTGATAATCAGGTTTATGTTGGTTGGGACTTGTCAGCTAAAAACGATTTATCATCTGTAGCTATTTTTTGGGAGAGTGATGGAAAAATTAAGGTTAAGTCACATGCTTGGCTTCCTAAAATTACCATGACAGAACATACTAACAAGGAACAACGTTTACACTATGCCAACTTTATTGCTAATGATGAGTTGACGTTACAAGACGGTGGAAACATAGATAGCAAAGAAATATTTGAGTGGTTACAAGATTACATTTATAGTAATGGTTTACAAGTTGTAGGTATGGGTGGTGATTCTTATTATGCCAAAGAATTTATTAAGCTCATTACAGATGAATTCGGGGCAGATACATACAAGCCATATCGACCAATAACGAATGTAGTCAGCGAACCTACTCAACTAATCAAAGGTAAGATAGCAGAAAATAATGCTCAATTACTAGATACTCTTATGTTGTGGTCTCTAAATAACGTTAACGTTAAGGTTGATGGGGCTGGGCAAGTATATCCTAACAAACAGAAGTCCGCAGATAAAATAGATCCAGTTTGGGCGTTTATTATGGCGTATCGAGCACAGTTAGATGATTTGAATGATAATTTATTTGAATGGGGTTGATAACCTCATTTTTTTGTGATATAATTAGCATTAAAGATAATACATTTTTGAAAGGGCATACTATGGCTTTTGATTTTAGTGCGTTGGTAAGTAATTTCTTAACCCCCAACGCAGTGACGCCGTTGTCAAGCAATGGTACAAATAACTATATTTACTTAGACGCAGACGGTCAGAGCTTTGAGTTAGATATTCATAAGGAAGTTGTCAAGTTTATTGCTCGTGAATTTACAAAAGGCAAGTTTGTCCTAAAAAACGTTAGCAACAATCAACGATTAGACTATTTACTTAACTTAAAACCAAGTGATAATCAAACAGCCAATCAGATGATGTATGAGTTCGCTTTTGGCTTGTTAAAATTTGGCAAAGTTTATTATAAGGTTTACTTTGCTCCTAATGCTAAAGCTCCAACCAGTATTGAGATTTATTCAACACAACCAGACAAACAAGGTTTTAAGGTTTATGAATATCCACAACTAAAGTTACAACGACCAAGCACTTTGTTAGATAAATATGCTAACTTAATTGATATTTTAAGTACGAAACAGAGTTCAAACGTTTTAGAAATTCAAAGTTCTATCAAGGCTAATGACGTTAGAAAAGAAAATGAAAACATTAATGGTTATGAGAACCAATCAGTCGATTTTCAAAATAAAAGTAATCCACGATTGACAGCGGTAAATAATCAAATCAAGCGGTTTGGCTCATTCTTAACTAACACGAATGAAAGCACAAAAGACCACGCTAACCTTACCAATCCAGACGGAACCGCATTGGCTGATTTACGAGCTTTGATTTATGAACAGCTCCACATATCATCTAAATTACTTGATGGCTCATATACCGAAGAAGAGTACCGAGCTTTCTATGCCAGTCAATTAAGACCGTTGATGGGAGCATTTGAAGAACTACTTAACGCAGAATTATTTGACTATAATTCATATATTGCTGGCTCACGTATCAAGCTAATTCTTGACTTAGTTCAATTTGCCACATTAGAGAGTTTTACAACATTTGCCAAAGAAACACTTTACACTGGTACAACTGTCAATGATGATTTGCGTGAAAACTTAGGTCTCGAAGCATATCCCAATGGACTAGGACAGATTATATTTAGTAACAAAAACGCTGTGGCACTTAACAATCCAGAAGTTAATGCCTTATTACAAACAGGGAGTACGGCTAATGAAAACACAAGCAACGTTAATAACACAAGCACAGACGGAAACGAATGACGGAATTATTAAGGGCGTAGCTAATTCACTAACCCGCACTCGTTCTGGTATTACAGTAACCCAAGAAGCTGGTAAAAAAGTGATCGGGAAAAAGGTGCCGTTACTTTTATCTCATGACTGGTCTAGTATGCCAATTGGGGAAGCAACGATGACTTCAGTTGATGATGAGGGCTTGGCTTATTCAGGTTCTATCTTCGAAAGCGTTTCTAATCGTCAGCAAATATTAGATGGTATTAATGCTGGTGTCCTATCCGTCTCAATTGGGTTTGGAGTTGGAGAAATTGATGAGAACAATAACATTGATGATATTGATTTATTGGAGTTGTCAGTAACACCAGTACCAGCAGACCCAAAAGCAACTATTACACAAAGCCTAGAAATTATTAAACAGGAGAATATTACAATGGCAGACCAAGAACCCGTAGCAACACCAACAGATGACAAGCAACCAACGATTCAAGACGTATTAGTCGCAATTGCTGACGTAAAAAAGGACTTAGAAGACTTCATCAAGTCACAAGAACCAAAAGATAATCCAGACAATCCAGATGACTCACAACCTGACAACGCAACAGAGTCCGTTGATGAATTGGTTAGTTTTGTTAAAAAGTTGAGCGTATCAGATAATATGCAAGCACTACGACTCGGAAAAATCTTGAAAAAGTTTGACAAAGAATAATTATTGTGATATACTAACACTAATCTAGAAAACTCACGTGAGGAAAATATAATCATGGAATTACAATCATATTTGAAGAGTAATAAAGCCGTTTCTGATTATGCTACTTTGGCATTTGGAGCGGGTAATAACGGAAAAGACTTTCAAAAGCAATGGCTCGAAAAGTTGGATAACGCTGGCGTAATTACACAAGA